GTGTAACTGCACCACCACCTGTGCTTTGTACTGTATCTACTTTGATTGTACTCATAATGTAACTAGCCTTCCACCTGATTCTATTGTCAATGTTACACCACTATCTATTGTAATGGGTCCTGTAGCATTTGCATTTTCTGTAGCAAGTATAGTTACATTAGTAGAAACATTTTGAGAGTTTGTTCTAAATAAACCACCAAGTTTAAAGTTACCTTTATTCTCTGTTGCAGGAGTTACTGAACCTGCATTTGGTTCAAGAAAATATACAAATATATTATTACCTGAGTTTGAACTTGGTGCAGCACTAAATGT